CTAGATATATTGGAGAAACAAATGCACTAGAAAATTACGAAGACACAGTAACAACTGGTATTGATATGTTAGTTGATAACCCAGACCTTGATTCGGATTTAGCTGGAATAAAAATTGAACTAGAAAATGATGTAGTAAGAATTAATGCAGCTGTAGCAGCGAAAATAGCAGATGAATCAGCCCAGAGAGATGAGTTTATCGCAGAATTCGGTGAAGTAACTGATTTTGATTTAGGTGATATAGATAATACATATTCAGTAACATCTGGTATATAATAGATGATTTAAATCTAATATCAATTTAATTTGATTATGAGGGAGACGAAAGTCTCCCTTTTTTATTCTTTTTTATATATTTATTAATAACATTGTTACATTAATGAGGTCAAATGAGTATATTATCGGAAATTGGTACCATTATTGGTCAAAGGTTTAGAGAACATAAAGATCTTATAGACGCCAAACTTGAATCACAAACAAACCAGGATATTGAAATCACTGATTTCAATAAGGGAATTATACTCAATTCTCCAACTGGTAAAAAATTTAGAATAACTATTAATGATAATGGAGAACTAATTAAAAATGAAATAACAGATTCTCCCCCAACTTAACCCATTAAGGGAGACATCCTAGAGAGTAACCTCATACTGATGAAATACTCAACTTTCTAGGAGCCTCTCCCCTTAATAAAATAAATAAAAAAAATGGAAAAAACAGTATTAACCGATTTAGAAAGAGAAAACCTATCTAGCTTACAAAATGTTCAAAATAACCTAGTAATACAATTAGGTCAAATTGAATATCAAACTAATTTATTATCTAAACAAAAGGAACAACTATTAACCCAAATAGACAATTTTGAATTAGATCAAGCACAATTAGCTAGCGAACTTGAAGAAAAATATGGTAAAGGAACAGTAAATTTAGAAAATGGTGAATTTATTAAACACTAATCATATTTTCAATATTTTTTATAATATTTATAAACAAAATTAATCTATAAACAATGAGTGAAATTTTATTATCCCCTGGTGTATTAGCAAGAGAAAATGATCAATCATATCTTACACAACAACCAATCCAAGCGGGAGCAGCAATATTAGGTCCTACAGTAAAGGGACCAGTAGGAATTCCTACAGTAGTTACATCTTATAGTGATTACAAAAACAAATTTGGAGCTATAGTAGAAAGTGGAAGTAATGAATATACTTACTTTACATCAGTTTCAGCTTACAATTATTTCCAACAAGGTGGAGATTCATTATTAGTAACTAGAATAGTTAGTGGTTCTTATACATCAGCAACCAGTTCAATAATTCAAAACTCGAATACATCAGCTTCTTTTGAATTAGAAACTTTATCTGAAGGGGCGATTCAAAATAGTACATCTACTTTAGGTTCATCAGGACAATTAGCAGATGGTACCAAAGATAATATTAGATGGGAAGTAGTTTCTCCTAATACAGCGTCAGGTACTTTTAGTTTACTTATTAGAAGGGGTGATGATATAACAACTAAGAAAACAGTATTAGAAACATGGGCTGATATATCATTAGATCCTAATGCTACTAATTATATCTCTAAGATTATAGGAGATCAATCATTAACCATAGCGAATGATGGTTCTACTTATTATACTCAATTAACAGGAGCTTATGCTAACGCTTCAAGATATGTAAGAGTAAAATCAGTATCAACTCCAACATTAAATTATTTTGATAATGCGGGGGATGCTAAAGATGCTTATACAGGATCTATCCCAGTTGCTGCTTCAGGAACATTTGGAGCTGCTACAGGAACTGATTTTGACGGTGTAGCTGCTAATTTTAATAATGATATTGATAGTACTAATACTCAAGGTTTAGAAGCGGATAATTACACAACATCAATTTCATTACTTGCAAATAAGGATGAATACAAATATAATTTAATAGTAGCACCAGGTTTATATAAAGTAGATTACTCATCACCACTAACAACTATTATGTCTAACACTCAAACTAGAGGAGATGCAATAGCAGTTATAGACACAGTAAAATACGGACAAACTATAACAGCAGTTAAAGGACAAGCATCTGGAGTTGACAATTCATACGCGGCTACTTATTGGCCATGGGTTCAAACAATTGATCCAGATTTAGGTAAACAGTCATGGGTACCAGCTTCAACAATGATCCCTGGAGTATATGCTCTTAATGATAAGTCATCAGAAGCATGGTTTGCACCAGCAGGTTTAAATAGAGGTGGAATGTCAACAGTAATTAGAGCTGAGAGAAAATTAACAAATGGAAATAGAGATACATTATATCAAGCAAATGTAAATCCAATTGCAACTTTCCCTAATGCTGGAGTAGTAGTATTCGGACAGAAAACACTACAGAAAAAAGCAAGCGCTTTAGACAGAATAAATGTAAGAAGATTATTAATTGAATTAAAATCATATATATCACAAGTTGCGGATAATTTAGTATTTGAACAAAATTCTATATCCACACTAAATAATTTCTTAGGACAGGTAAATCCATACTTAGAAAGTATTCAACAGAGACAGGGTTTATATGCCTTTAAAGTTGTTATGGATGAATCAAATAACACACCAGATGTTATTGATAGAAACCAATTAGTTGGTCAAATATTCATACAACCAACCAAAACAGCAGAATTTATTTATTTAGACTTTAATGTAATGCCAACTGGAGCAACATTCCCAGCATAAACATTTAAGAATCAGATATTTATAATTGAAAATAAACACAAATATTAAAAAAATACAAAAATGGCAGTATTAGATCCAAATGAGTTATTAGTAACAGCTTTTGAACCAAAACAGGCAAATAGATTTATCCTTTATGTGGATGGGATCCCTAGTTATATGATTAAAAAAGCGGCAGCAATCAATGTTGCTCAAGGTGTAGTAACTTTAAACCATATCAATAAAGAAAGAAAAGTAAAAGGTAAAACTAAATGGGGGAACGTAGCGTTATCTCTATTTGATCCAATAACACCCTCTGGAGCTCAAGCAGTAATGGAATGGGTAAGATTACATCATGAATCAGTTACAGGTAGAGATGGTTATTCTGATTTCTACAAAAAGGATTTAACATTAAATGTATTAGGACCAGTAGGTGATATAGTTTCAGAATGGGTTTTAAAAGGTGCATTTATTACAAGTGCTACTTTTGGAGATTACGATTGGGATACTGAAGATACAGCTCAAGCAATTGAAATGGAAGTATCTATTGATTTTGCTATATTGAATTTCTAAAATTCTTTAAATATTTTATTAAGGGGAGTTTGGCTTAGTCAAACTCCTTTTTTATATTGATATTTATAATAAACAAAAAACAAGTTTTAATATGAGTGAATTCAAATTTCCCACTGAAGAAGTGGAATTACCATCAAAGGGTTTAATTTATCCAAAAGACAACCCCTTATCAAGCGGTAAAATAGAAATGAAGTATATGACTGCTAAAGAAGAAGATATACTTACTAATCAAAATTATATCCAAAATGGTACAGTTATAGATAAATTACTAAAATCATTAATTATATCTAAAATAAATTACGATGATTTAGTAGTAGGGGATAAAAATGCGATTTTAATATCTGCCCGTATTTTAGGTTATGGTAAGGATTATGACTTTATATACAACAATGAAGAGGTTACTATAGATCTTACTGAATTAGAAACACAGTATTTAGATGAGTCTCTTATGATAGATGGGCAAAATGAATTTAAATACACTTTACCCCATACTAATACTATGATCACCTATAAATTACTCACAAATAGGGATGAAAAGAGAATCCAATTAGAATTAAAGGGTCTTAAAAAAATAGACAAACATGCCTCTCCCGAATTATCTACTAGGTTAAAACATATGATATTATCAATAAACGGAGAAACTGGAGATAAGGCAGTAAGAGAATTTATAGATAATTATATGTTAGCTAGAGATTCTAGATCTTTTAGGGAACATATAAAAAACACCCAACCCGATATATTAATGAGATTTGATTATACTGGATTGGGGGGTGTAGAGGAGGACGCTATTGTACCTATGACTGCCGGGTTTCTTTGGCCTGACATCTGAACATAGAAAACATATATTTACTATTATACATGAAATAATATTCCACGGTGGTGGGGGGTTTGATTATAATACGGTATATAACATGCCTGTATGGTTAAGAAAATTCACCTACCAACAAATTGTCGATTATAAACAAAGAGAAAAGGATGAATATGAAAAAGCATCATCCGGGGATAATAAAACAGCCAAGTTAGGAGATAAGAACATCCCCGAAGCTATGAGACAGGCTATGAATGATTCAAAACGTACTCCTTCTTATTCAACCAAAGCCAATAAAAAATAATATTTTCTAATATTTATAACAAACATCTTTAAATGGCTGACAATAAAAAAAGATTAGAAGAAATAAATAAATTACTCAAGGATACTAAAACTTCTTCTGAGCAAAGGAAAAAACTTATAGGGGAACAAAATTATCTTTTAAAGGAACAATTATCACTCCAATCTGAGAGTTTAGATTTATCCTCTTCTCTTAATGATTCTATTAAAGAAACATTAGGAATGTCTGTTCAACGATCTACCTCTGATTCCAATCTATTAAAAGTTAACAAAGAAATCAACAAAACCCTATTAAATCAAGTTGCGGGTATATCATCAATAGCAGATAAAAACAAACAAATTGCTAAAAATTTAAAGACTATAGGTAAGGGTAAAGTTTTAGAATTAAGTTTAGAAAAAAGGATTGAAAAATCCAGACATGGGGGGGTTAATGATAGTTTAAAACAAATAGATCAAATAAAGGAACTTAATAAAGAAATTAAACTAGAATTATCTAGAACCCAAGAACAAGGGGGGATTGATTTAGACAGGGTTGAAACACTTCAAAATCAAAAATTATTGCAACAGGAGGGTATGGATATGATGTTAGAATATCTTACAGTATCTGAAAAACAATTACTTTTTACAAAACTAAATAGAGAAGAATTAGAAAAACAAAATGATGAGAGAAAGAAAGAATTAGCAATAGCAGAACAAGTAGAGGATAGTTTAGGTGTAGCAGGAAAAATAACTAAAGTATTAGGAGCAATCCCGGGCCTAGGGGGTTCCGCTGCTAAAGCTTTAGCGGAGGTTACAAAAGAAATAGAGGATATAGTAGAAAATGGTGGGGAAATACCTACCAAGGCGGAGGCCGCAAAAAAAGTTTTCACATCTCTAGGTAAAAATCTTAAAAAGGATCTAACTGATCCCACCACAATTGCGGTATTTGCTATAAAAAGTTTTGTTAAAGCCTTAAAAAGTGTAGATAAATAAGCAGGGGAAGTAGCTAAAAATATGGGGGTTTCTTATCAAGAGGCACGCGCCCTAGGAGGTTCAATGAATCAAGTAGCGGCGGCTTCATTTGATACAATGATTACTACCGAAAGATTAATGAAGGCTCAAAATTCATTAAACACGTATTTTGGTACATCCGCTAAGTTCTCAGGAAAAATTGCTGAAGAATATGCTTCAATCCAAGCTAGAACAGGATTATCCGAGAAGGCAATGGGTTTTTTCACCAAAACCTCTATGAAGGCCGGGGTTGAAACCAAAGATATATTAAAAAATGTTCATAAAACAGTTTTACAACAAAACCACCAAAACAAATTATCATTAGGGGCAAAACAAGTTCAAGAAGAAATAGCTAAAACCTCTAAAGCTTACCAATTAAATGTAAAAGGAAGTGTTGAGGAATTAGTTAAAGGAGTTTTTGCTGCTAAAGCTTTAGGAGTCTCAATGGATAGGGTTGAAGGTATAGCTTCATCCTTACTAGATTTTGAAAGTTCAATTCAAGCAGAACTTGAAGCAGAATTACTACTTGGAAAAGATATTAACCTAGAAAAAGCAAGACAAGCAGCTTTAGAAGGAGATATGGCTGGAGTAGCAACAGAAGTATTAAAAAATAAGGCAATTATGCATGCCTTTGATACTAAAAATGTTGTGGCACAAGAGGCTGCAGCCAAAGCTTTAGGTATGAATAGAGAAGAGTTGGGGGCTATGGTTATGGAGCAGAAAAATTTAGAATCTCTACAGAAAGCTTATGGTAAGGGTGTTAAAAATATATCGGATGCCCAAACCGAATATAACAAAAGAAGAGCAAGGGGTATGTCAGCTGAAGAAGCATCTAAAGGCATAGCAGATGAAGCCCTAAAAAACCAATTAGAATCAGCAAGTTCTGCTGAAAAATTAGAAGCCATAATGGCTAAAATTCAAGGTATATTTGTTTCATTAGCTGAACCCGTTTTAGCCATTGTTACTCCAATAGTAGATTTTATGATGCCTGCTGTAACCCTTATAGCCGATGCTTTCGCTGGTTTATCAGGGATATTAACTGGGAATGTTGAAGAATTAAGTACAATGCAGTGGATATTGGGTAGTATTGCTGGTATATATTTAACTATATTAACTTATAAAAAAGCCTCAGCATTATGGACCCAAGCTGCAGTCTGGTCAGAAATGATTATAAATAAATATAAAAAACTGCAGTTAATATCAGATAGAAAGAGTTTAATTCCTCTAGGAAAGAGATTAGGTCTATTGATAGCTTCAGCAGCAGCGTATGCTATTAGAAACCCCTGGACTGCATTGATAGGATTGGGTGTAGCGGCAGGAGTAGGAGCATTAGTACATTCTCAAATGAAAGATGGTGAGATTGATCCTAAAAAAGGACCAGTAATATCAGGAACATTTGGATCTGTTCAACTGGATCCTAAAGATAAAGCCATGTATGGTGCTGATGGAAAAATTAAAGTAGGAACAAATTTAATGGGGGAAGGTAAATCATCTCCAAATAATTCTGCCCTAATGGCTAAACTTGACCAATTAATCAAAATTAATACTAGAATAGCTCAAGTATCTGGAAATAGAAAACAAGATAAAGTAACATTAAGAATGGGTTACGAGGAAGTAGGACAGGGTATAAGCAAATCTGAACGACAAATACAATAAAAATGGGATTAGTAGACTTAAAAACAAACCTCAAATCCCTAAAATATGGATGGGATAGACTTGGTGAAGGAAATAGTGGACAACCCTATATAACTTCCCCAATTGACAAACTCCCTGAAGTTA